GCCAAAGAAAACCGCATTGTTTGTAACGTTTGCTGCTTTAGATGATTTTCCATCGTCCTTTTCGATGTCTTTTACTTTTTTCTGAAGATCTACCAACTTATCAGCAACATCACCGACATGTTTGATAAGTTGTCCCGCAACCTCAAATGCTCTGGGAGAATCTGATTCTTGTGCAAGTTCTAGGATCCCATCAACCGCTTCTTGACCTTTTTCAATCAAGGAGTAAAGATTACCCCGAGTATATTCATAATCTTTTTTGAGTTGTTCTTGAGTGGAAGTAACGACTTCAGTTACCTCTGGTTCTTTTTTGACAATTTTTTCAGATTTAACCTCTGTGGGTGTAATATCCAAAGCATCATCTATTTCGTCGTACTTCATGCGTCCACGTCAGTTTGTTTAGTTGTACTATAGATCTTTCCATCATTAAAATTGAATGTAGATTCGTTGAATCCAAAATCATCATCAAGATCAATCAGTTCATCGTCTGCGGCATCGATTGCGTTAACAGCATCCAATGCTTCATGAGTGGTAGCGATAGTACCGTTCTCACCTCTATTTACCTTAATAACATTACCAGCAATTTCCCTGATAAACATTACTTCTTCACCAATTTGTATGTAAGTCTTAGAAATCAACTGAGTTCCAAATTCAACACTAAACTCCGTGACGTTTGCTGCAATATCTTCAGAAAGTTGAGTTGCACCATCAGAATTGTAATCTTTAAGAGCTTTAGGAGTTGCAACATAACGAAGTTCTCTGGATGCATTTTTTCTTGATGTATTCGTATAATAATCAACTTGAACTTTTTTGATTATACTATCGTTACCTGTGTCAACTGGACCAAATAGATATGTTTTTGCAGTAAAGTCTAATGTGTATACCAGGGACCTCCTTGTAGTGAAATCTCCCTCGTAATCATCATCCATTTGAATACTATTCAAGACCATTGGAATATCTCTGGTCTCACCTATTTGTTCTACTAGATTGACTGTTAGATTAAAGTGGGGTTGAAAATATGGTAATATTTGTTCCACTATCTGTAGTGCATCTTCATTCAGTTTTGTCATAATCGACAATCTGATATTTACATTATATGGAACAGGCATAAAAGCCTTAGTCATCTTGTTATTATACTGATCTACAACCTTAAAAGTTTGCATGGTTGAAGATTTTCTGGTTGGATCATATGAAATACCTACCATCTCAAATGCCATTCTTGGCAAAGTTATCGCAACTTCTTTTCTAAGATTTGGAGATTGTTCAATCCTTGCCAAAAATTTCTGCATTGGTCCATATGCAATAGGGACCTTTAATTGACTAAATCCGTTTCCAGAGGAATCTTTGTGTTTAATTTCAATATTATTGAATAATGTACCGAAAGCTATGATAGTCTTTCTTAAAATTTCGTGATAAAAATAAGTTCCAAACATTAGAATTCTCCAAAGGGATTGGCTTGACTAAAGTCAATAATTTCGTCAGCTTCTGATTCAATATCTATATTATCTGCAAATGCATCCAAGAATTCATTTGAATCAACAGTAGATACTTTATAACTTCCTGCAGCTCCTACAACAGATTCTCCTCTTTGGAATGTTCCATTGACAGTAGCTAACTTGAGAGTGCGATCATCAGCATCCCATTCTCTTACATATCCAGTAGCTCCAGAACGTTGACCAGTAACTACTTCATTATATTCATAATAACCATAAGTATCCGACGTTGGAGAAGTAAAGGTAATACTTGGAGTAAATGTATAACCTGCCCCAGCGTTGGAATAAAGAATCTGAGATACTTCTCCATTTGTATTGCGAACTACTTCCGCCTTTGCATTATTGATTTCAGAACTTACCCCAACAGATTGTGCAACAAATATTGGTTCAATGAATACTTGTGGATCGGTAGTATAACCTACACCACCACTACTAATTGCAACAACTGGTAGAACTCCTGTATTCATAACTGCAGTGGCAATACCACCAGACCCGTTTGAACTAATAAATTCAATAGTTGGTGATTCCGTATAACCGTAACCAGGATTTGTTATAAGTACTCGGTCAATACCCCTCTTATTATTTACAGTTCTGGAAGTCATAATTGCAACTGCGGTTGCAGTTGCTCCGTTTACTGGACTGGAGAAAGTTATCGTTGGTGCTATCGTATATCCAATACCAGTTCTATCGTTCTGATCGAAAGTAATACTAGAAATACCACCAGCAGATACAGTTACAGTCGCAGTAGCCTGTTCACCTTTCTCAAAACTATCTAAGTAAATTCTAGAACCCTCAGTTGCTCCAACTCCATTATAAACTGATGCTGTATCAAATATCTCAAAATGATCAAAGTACTGTATACCGCCAGTAGTTGATCCAAGTGATACTATATTATCATCAACAAATTTTTGATTTTCATAATTTGTACCAGAAAGATTTTCATAAAATTGTCTAACTCTAGTGCTTCCTAAAGGATCATTCCACATGGAGAAGGTAGTTCCATCCCAACTAAATTCAAGTCTATTCCACCCATTAGTGAGTGATATTGGTTCATTTAATATTGCTGTATCAAACTGTGCATTATCTGTTCTTCTTATTTCGACACTAACGGTACTATCCGCAGTCCACTTGATATTCACGAAGTTTGATCTATACAGATATCCACTAGTTGGAGTAGATCCTGCATAGTAATAATAGAATTTTACAGTTCCTACCGATTTTTGTGATGTTACTCCACGAGTAGTATCTAATTGCCACTCTCTATCATCGATCTTAAGAGAGTAATCACTATCAATTGCATTGATAGGATAGTCGAGGACATATTCATTTGGAATTGTTGGCGTTGTGGAAATTGAAACTGTTGCAACACCGATATATTGTGTTCCTGAATTGGTGATATTAAAAGTTTCAATACTACCATCAACATTAAGAATTGCAGTAGCTGTAGCAGTTACACCGATACCAAAGAAAGGTTTTTGTATCTTAACTGTGGGTGTAGTTACATATGCACCATCATGAATTAGATCTACGTATTGTAGAGACTCGTAAGTCGTATCAGTAACAATTCCTGAAACAGAAGCTACCGCAGTTGTTGCACCAGTTCCTACAAGATTAAGCGTCAGAACATTACCAAACTTAGATACAGTCTCATTGACGGTAGATCCTTCATTATCTACTTGTGAAACGTCAATAATCTCATCTTCAAATTCAAATCTCTCACATAAGAGTTCGTAGACATATAGATTTCTGAGTTGATAGAAAGGTTTTTTACCTTCCACAAATTTAATTTCAAAAAGTGCTCCCTCTAGAGGGAAAAAGATCAGGTCTCCTTCATTAGGTCTTTTAGCCTTCTTTCTTTCTCCAACTGGGAACTGATCGATAATTGGTTGAACAAAATCATCATATCTTTCCTTTGATATGACAAGAGTTAATTCATCTGTATTTCTAACGCCAAACTTTGTGAGGAGTTCTGCGCTTGCACCCTGGAACCCCTCATAGTTCATCAGATATGCTTCGATTCTGAAACTATCGTCAAACTTTGCAGCAGTGTTTTCTCGTATAACAGTATTTTCCCCAATGATCTTTCTTGGCAAGTACAGTACGTCCTCGCCATACATTTTTAACTGTTCATTGACTAAATCCTGAATGAGTCTCTGCTCACCAGGAGATCCTTGGAGAAAATAAGAATTTAGTGGAGACATATCAGCCTATTAGATCGATTGGTGGTAACTCGTACTCATTCTTAAGTTGTTCTTCCAGTTTTTCTATTTCTGCAAGACCATCTTCATAAATTTGTCTTCCGTTGAGTTGGACTCCACCTGGAAGAGTAACTCCCTGGAACTTGATCATATTCATACCCCACTGTTTTTTGATTAGTGCAGTAAGATACCTCTTCAACCAGAAGTCATTGTAAACCTTGGTTGCTTCTGAGGGATTGATGATTCTGTAACAATCAATAATTAGATATTCATTTTGACCAACTTCAGTCCAATCAATATCCAGATATAACTTGTGATTAGTTTTATTAAATCTAATCATTGCTTGAGGATTTAGTACATGATCCAAATCTTCAAGGTATCTCTTGACCATAGAATAGTTCAATAGATCAAGAGCACCATAATAATAAACATCATTCAGGAACAACTGATATTTAATGTTAAACAGTCCATCAGAAACGGTACTAGAGTTTAACTTAAGTACAGAGTTTACTCCGATAATTGAATCGGGTAATGGTAGATAATTTACACCTTCTACATAATCAATAGATGTCAAACCTGCACCAACAACAGTTGCAGACTGAGTTGTGGATATTCCAGTCTGTTTGATTGTTTCTTTCTCTGTTGGTGTTATTTTATGTTTTAGGTAAACACGTTCAATACCATCATAGTGACGCTCATGAAAGTATTGGATCGCATCATCAATTAGATTGTCAATTTGATCGTCATCTACGTTTATTTCTAAGACTGGCTTACC